CCTTTCGTCTTGCGTACTCAATCTCCTCAGCCATACCGTTGGAGATTGTTTTTCCGAAAACCCACACTTCCGCACACTTGCTCATCAGTGCATTTCCACAATGCAGTCCCAACATTCGTTCCAGTCTGTCACCATCATTCAGAAACTGCGGAAACAGAAGATGCGGCGCAATCGGGATATATCCGGCATCAACAGCAAACCTGCAATATCTTCTCGCATTTGCTATATTAACCTCAACATCACCCGAATATGGCGAACATATATACACGATAGGTCGATATGCTTTAACTGCTCTTTCTTCGTTTTCTACTGCTGTCAGTGCGGCGTATGCCGTGGGGTCATAGTAGCACTCACTGTTGTACTTCCCTATACTCATAAGAACTCCTTTCCGGGCAGAAGCTGCCGCCACGGCAGAGCCTGCCCCGCTGGCAGAGTAAAATCTCCGCCCATAATATCCAATGGAAACAAAAACATACTTTGAGCCATATTTTCTAGTCTTTCTTATAAAATTCACATTCATATCCGTCTGCACGGAGCAGTAAACCGCTTGCGTAGGGCGGTGTTCTGCCCATAACCTCGCAAACTTCCGCAAGAGATGTGTCCTTGTCGCACTCGATAATTACCTCATCGTGAACGTGAGCGACAATACCCCAACTCCGCGACAGGTTTTTCATAGCATAGCAGAGGATATCACGGCTGATTGCCTGTACGATATTCTCCACGAATTTCGGACCGTAGCTCTCAAGTCGCTCCCATTTCTTAGTTGCTCCAATGCCCTCGTAGGTTACTGACTCGCCGCCAAAGCGGTTCTCGCCCATACGGGGTTTGATGTACGACAGCCGCCTGCCGCTCGGTAACTCGATAAACAGAATACCGCTTTGGTAGATAAACTTGATATTGTGCGTTTGGGTTGTGGTGCGCATTTTCACCGTTTCCTTAACACAGCGGTCAACCTCCCACCAAAACCGCACTATATTCGGGTTAGCGGTTCTCCAACTGTCAACGAGCGGCTGCAGCTCGTCTTCAGCAAGTCCCATTTCTATCGCACCCATTGCCTTCAAAGCACCTACCGAGCCGCCGTAACCGAGAGCCAGTTCCGCAATCTTGCCTTTCTGCCGCAGATGTCCGTTCACTCCGTGCTTTTCGACAGGCACGCCGAACATCTGACTTGCAGACGCACAATAAATATCTCCGCCTGTTCTGAAAACCTCCGACCGCCATTTTTCTCCCGAAAGCCAAGACAGCACTCTCGCCTCAATTGCAGAAAAGTCTGCAACTATGAACTTGTGGTTATTCTGCGGCACAAATGCCGTACGGATAAGCTGTGACAGGGTATCGGGGATATCCTCGTAGAGCATTTCCAGAGCGGTATAGTCGCCGCATTTGACCAGTTCTCGAGCCTGTTCCAAGTCGGGTATATGGTTCTGAGGGAGGTTCTGCAACTGCACATTTTTGCCTGCCCACCGACCTGTTCTGTTCGCTCCGTAAAACTTGAACATTCCTCTCGCACGATTATCATTGCAGACAGCGTTCTCCATAGCGGTGTACTTTTTCACCGAGGATTTCGCAAGCTGCTGACGGAGTATGAGCACCTGTTGCAATTCAGCCGGAGCAGATTTAATAAGTTCTGCCACAGCCTTTTTGCCGAGTGTGTTGGTTTCAAGTCCGTTCTCGGAAAGCCACTGTTTCATCTGCGTTACCGAATTGGGGTTTTCAAGGTTGGTGAGGTCTTGCATAGCAGTAGTGAGCGTCTTTCGAGAACGTTCGTCAAAGGCAATTGCATTTCGGACAAGCTCCATATCCAAGCATATACCTCGGTCATTTATCCGTTGGTCGAGGTGATATTCCTCCCATACGAACTCGGGTACGGGGAACTTTGATAAACGGCTCTGTATTGACATTTCCACCTCAACATCACGCTTGTTGTAGGACTTGAATAACCGCCATTTCTCGGGAGCGTGAGTGGGTAGATTTCGGGTTCTGCCACCATTCGCCTTTGTAGGCAAGCACGGTACACAAAAATACTTGATTAAATCCTTGCCCTCTTTGAGTTTCTGCTGTTCCAGTCCAAGAACCGCTCCCGCTCCCTCAAGCGACAGCGGCAAGCCTAAATATGCTGCCCAAGTCATTGTGCATTTCCAAGAGGTGGGGTCTAGGTATTCTCCATTGGATAATCCAAGATATTTTGACAGGCATATTCGCTCAAAATTCGCATTAAATGCCCATTTTGTAACGCTGTTGTCGGTTATGGCAGAGAGAATTTCAGGCGGGATTTTCTCACCGCCTGCAAGGTCAACTGCCTGCACTTCTCCTCCGTCAACAGAGTAAGCGAACAGCAGTATCTCAAACTGCGGTGACTCTGCATACTTATACACTCCGCATTTGGGAAGGTCAACATCAGAGTAGGTTTCAAGGTCTATTGATATATTTATCAAATTCTTCTCCTATTCTAAAAAGCGGTGGCAGCTTAAGCCACCACCGCATTAGCCATTACTTTGTCTTATGCTTTCTTCTCGTCTTGAAGTATTCAATGGCAAACTGTATCAGCGTTATAATACTGCTGATAATATTACCCGCCGTCCAGCCACAGCAAATCGCAAATAAAACAGTTTCAGTTGGTGTCATGATGTGTATCCTCCTTAAGACAGAAAATCGTCACCATCGTCCGTGTCGAAATCGTCCTCGGCTCTGGACTTGCCGCCGAGCGGCTCACCATCACGAATCTTCTGAAGGTTATTGAGCCCGCAAGCGATGCCCTTGTTCCCGTTCGAGTTGAAAGCATAGAAATTGATTGACGCTCTGCCGTAAACACCGCTGTACACCTCTGAGGTATCGATAATAGGCTGACGGTCAGCGTCCACGATACCGGGTGCGGTAGCGGAATTCGCGTTGATAAAATAAGCGTTAGCGTAAGCAGGGTCATCGGGGCGTTCTGTGTCACCGTCACGCAGAGGTGTCTTGAGAACGGAAAGTGCGGGAACGCTCTTGACGTTGCCTTGGAGGCGGCTTCCGCCCTTGAGCTTGCTTTCGCCCTCCTCGTAAGCCGCCTTAATAGCAGCCTTGACCTTATCAACCGTTACGGTGTCGGACTTGGGGATAATGAGCGAAACGCTGTACTTCGGTGCACCACCGTTGATTGACTTCGGCTGCCATACATTTGCGTAAGACCAGCGGGTGTTGGGCCCTGTGATTACCTTTGTGGGATTGTTAATCTTTGACATATCAGTTATCCTCCTTGAAATCGTCTGCTGCAGTTGCAGCGTTATTCTTGAGTGCCGGACGCTTGTCCGATTTTGGTACTAAAGTTGGCTTGCCCTGCGGCTTTTCAATTAAGCCACCGAGCAGTTCTTCGAATTTTGCTTTGCCGAGCAGTTTTGTCATAGCAGTGACACCGAGAACCTTGTGCTCGTAGGGGTCAAAACCCGCTGATGTCACTGCATTTGCAACAGCATTTTCGCTTGTGTATTTGCGATTTGAGCGCCCCTCGACCAGTTTCCAATCGGGGTATTCCGTACCGTTCAATGCTTGTCCGAGAGCGTATTCCTTGATGTCGGTCACCCATGAAACGAGTTGGTCTGCCTTTGCCAGAATTGCCGATATTTCATTATCTTCAAGCATTGCGGGCATCTCGAAATCATAACGGGCGAGTTCGAGATTGTACTCGGCTCGTTTGCGGCAGGTTGCCTTCACACGGCAGAATTGACAGTGCTCACCGGCTTTGAAGTCACCGTCACCCCTTGCCGCAAGCTCAGCGGTAGGTTTCAGCGTGTTTTCAGCCCAATCAATAAGCTCGTCCTTGCCGATAGTGTAAGTGCTTATGTTCTCTCGCCGTGGTTGGAAAATGGTCATACAGACGGAATTGATGTCATAGATGCCATCAAACAACTCCAAAGCACCAAGAGCGTAACACATCATCTGCGGGTTTTCGAGAGCAGATACCTCTATGCCTTTACCGAATTTCATGTCAATTACATACAGCGTTCCGTCCGCAACTATAAGACAATCTCCCGTACCGAAACCTTCCGGAACCCAACGTGAAAAGTCAAGCCGCTGCTCTATCAGCACGATGGGGTCTGGGCAGATGTCCTTGACCTCGGAATACAGTTCGGAAATGTATGTAGCGTACTCATCTGCGCACTGCTCCATTTCCTCGTCATAGTAGGTCAAATTTTCGGTGGGGTCTTTCGACTCCATACCGAGAGCAACCTTTATCTTGTGCTCGCATAGGGTGTGTGCGTCTGTTCCTTGCGCTGCGTATTCGCTTGGGGTTTCTGTGACCGCAGCATTCAGCTTTGCCGAAGGCGGACAATGTAACCACCGCTCACTTGATGATGCCGACAAAAGAGCGTGTGCCTTAGCCATTTCCAAGCACCTCCGCCTCTGCCATAAGCTCACCGTACTTTGCTGGGTCGATAGCGGACAGCTTGTCTGCACCGTACTTTACAAGCAGTGCCTTTACCTCTGCTGTGTACCCCTGGCGGGACTTGTTGGCTAACTTTGCACGGACTTCTTCAAGGGTGAAGGTGTGAACGTGGTCTTGCTTTTCCTGTTCAGGCTCATCTGGATTGCTGAAATACTGCGCGAGCCAATCTGCCGTGTTCTTAATAGCTGCGGCGGCATTTCGCAGTTCTTCTATTGCCGTTGCCATTTCGCTTGTTTTGCCCATCATGGTTTTCTCCTTTCAAAAATTTTTCTGCAGCAAGAACGCTCATGTTTCTTGCCAGTCTTTCGGACACAACGCTGATTGCGGTTAAAACCTCAACAAGTTCGCTGTGTCGCTTGTACTCTGCCTGCTTCATAACTTCACCTCGGTTCTGTAAGTGTTTTTTCGTCTTACACTACTCAATGGAAACGAGATTTTGTTTTGAGCCAAGTTTTATGTGTTTTTTTTAGAAATCCAGCAATTTTCTTAATTCATCACGATAGCGTTTCATTTGACGGGAGAATGTGCGCTGAGGTCTGTCAAGCTTTTTCGCAATAGCACGGTCTGACGATTCTTCAGCAAGCATCTGCCAGATGATTTCACCATCGGGGTCGAGCTCACATAGCCGCTTGAAAAGAGCAGCAAGCAGCAGCTTGTCCTCGGCAATCTTCTCGACATTTGGTGAAGTGTCTGTAACGCTGTCAAGCATTGAATATGTATCGCCATCTCCATTCTCGTTCTCATAGTCGAGAGAAAGCATATCTCCTGCCCTCCGAAACTCGCAGTTGCCGCAATCGGTATCGCAGAGCCAGAACTTGCTCTTAGGGCAGGCACAGCGACCGTGATACTGCTCACGCTTGCGAAACGAATCGTTCGAGCGGTTGATTTCGCGGTAGATGTCATCGGGGACTTCAACCCAAGTTTTCATTCGGCGTATGTACACCTTGTTTTCAACGTGTGATTGCTGGTTTGCATTGTTTGTCATGGATTGTCCTTTCCGCTTGGATGGTGCGGCTAGGACACAAAAAAGGAGCCGATGACACGCTGTTCACCGACTCCTGTACCTAAAAATGGGCATAGTGATGTACGGTGGGTGCATCGGAGTCATCAAGCAGTTTATACTGCTGTGAACCTTATGCATCCCGCCGCCTTTAATGGCCATCTCAAGGCATTGAGATATTGATTTGTGTTTCCCACAAGGGGGACAGGCAGGCTGATTAGCTAAATCTGTCACCACCTGTCAGTTGGCAGAAATTACCCCTTGCCAGATTTCTGTGCTAATGCGCTACCTGCAACAGACTTTGACTTATTGCTATAGCGATTATCACGCAGAATCTTGCTTGCGGTTTTCGCTACAGAACTTGAAGTCTGCTTTATGTTCTTCGGCATATCTTTTCACCCCCTGCTTGTGAAATTATTGAAGAGTTCGCTTC